AATTGATGTCGTATCTACCGCCGGCCGGATTGTCGCTACGGCGGCATCACATTCGGCCTTTCTCGAAGTCGCACACAGCGCCAGAGGCGAACGTCAGCGGATCTGGACCAAGCGCGGCCCGCTGACTTGGAGCACGTCCACAGCTGGCGTAGCTCCTGACGAGAAGCTCTACACTCCCACGTCGGTCTCCACCACTAACATCCAGCGGGATTGCGATGTCGTGATCGAGCAGGAGGCGTTGATGGATGGCGCTACCAGTGGAACACCGCTCGTGGAGCAGGTTGTTGGCGAAGGCGCCATCGGGTACGCCACGTTCATCGATGCCCTTGGTGCTGGTCTGTACGCGACCATTGACACGGCCGCGCCGGATCATGTGATTGGCTCGGCCACGGCCGCGATCACTGGACCCCTGATCGATCAAGGAATCGAGCTTCTTCTGATCGCCGCCCCTCCGGGTATCGGTCGCCTGGCTCTCATCATCTACTCGGGCAAGATCCGCGAGTTGATGCAGATTCCTGGAATGCGCGACAAGAGCATCTTGGGCGGGCGCAACGACGGGGTTGATGGTCCCAACTTCGGGATCGAGGGCACCAGTCGCATGATTGTCAGGGGTTACGGTGGGATTCTCGACATCTACCACAGCGATCAGATCATCAGCTCCACCGGACGTCACAACATCATGTTGGCGGTCGGCGACGGCGGCCCTCAGCAGGCGGCCATGGTGAATCCCTGGACTCCAATCATGAAGCCGGGAGTCACCAACAACAAGATGAACTTGGACGTCGTGTGGAACGAGGCCGTTCGGGCGGTTGAAGTCAATATGACCACCTACGAGGATTGGGAATGGCGCGACAGCGCCACCGCCTCCACTTGGGCGGTCGATCTGGTAACCGCCTGATCGAGCGAAGCCTTTCGGCCCAGGGGAGATGTCCCCTGGGCCATAACCACAAGGAGAATAGTTCAATGGCGCTTACTGCCACGGAGGCCCTCATTAATGTGGCGGCCCTCGCATACTTGGCCGCTGTGAAGGCCAACGACGACCTTCTGGCCGCAGGGGCCGTTGTGCATTGGGTTCCCGCAGACCGCGGCGACTCCTCGGCAAATCCTGACATGCGCAGCACGACCAGCGCGGCCGTGATTACTACCAACACCCAGCGCGTGGTCACTGAGCACATTAATGACGGTGATTTCATCATCGCATTGCCGACGTCAACGGGACCGATCACGCCCCTGGTGTGGTTTGTCACGAACCAGGCAAACGACCTCACGTAAAGGAGTTGGACGATGCTCAAGCCAGGAGTAAAGCTCGACGCTCCGAAGAGTTCCACCAGGGACGCGACGGAGGTTTGGTTGGAGACGATGAACGCCAAGCTCGTACGCAACGAGGTTGTCTACATGGTGCGCGATGTTCCCATGCGAAACGAGAAGCTCCGGCCCGGCAAGTCCCGAACATTTGTGGAGCAGATGGTCTTCATCGAGAACACCCCCGAGGCAATCACCAAGGCGAAGAGCCAGGGCTGTCGCGACGTGGTGCTGGAGGAACAGATTGTCATGGCACCTAAGACCGAGGCCGGTCCTCCCGTACCAAAGACCGGACGCCGTTCCAAGAAGAAGGAGTAGGTCATGGCTGTCATTGCCGCGACTGTAACCACGCCGAGGCCAGGAGGGATTGTCCACACGTACCCCAACTGGGACCTCACGGCAGTCCAAGAGATCGCGCCGATTAGCCTGATGAACATTCCTCCAGTTCTGAACGTGGCCTTCACGTACCGCATTGAGACCGGGATAACCGGAGGAACCAATCCGGGTCTTCGCGCCTATGTCGATGCCGGCGACTACGAGACGCCCGCTGAAGTCTGGATCGAGATTGCAACGGTCACGTTCGCCGGTGGAAAGTATTACGACAGGAACTCGAATCCCATGGTCATCGATACTATTTTCGGTGGCTACGTAACTCCTGTTTTTACCAGCAGCGTGACGGGCGCGGACCTTATAAAGCCGATCTTCGGAAAGCAACTCAAGATCGATTACACAACGGGCTCCGGTGCCGCCCCAACAGCGGGCTCGCTCCACGAGCTCTCGGTCCACCTGATGTGGGATTCCAGGCTTTCGTAACACGGGGGGTGAGCCATGGCCATCGACGCAACGGTGGGCGGGGCTAGTTCTAATTCATACATCACGGACGCCGAGGCGCTAAGCCTCGTAGCACAGATGTTCCCCTCTGGTGACTCTGCCTGGGCTGCGGCCACAGCTGCAACGCGCGAGCCGTATATCCTAGAGGCGTCCTACCTGCTTGGTATGGGCCAGTGGAAGAGTCGCAAGAACGACACCGCCCAGGCTCTACGCTTCCCGAGTACGTACATGGTCAACGATGCCGGAACGCTGGTAATCCCTACTGAGGTCAAGCGGGCTACGGCGGTCCTTTCGTTTGAACTCTACCGGGACGAGGACATGATTTCCGAGCCTGCAGACGTCGAATCGGTCTCGATAGTGGGCTCGGCATCGGTCAAGAAGGGCAGTGGCGGTGCGGCCAATCGGGGTGACGGGGCTTTGTGGGACAACTTCCCAGAGCGGGTCAGGGCAGAGATGCGCCGCCATGAGTGGCGATCGGGTTCTAGTTCAGGACGTCGGTACGACCCCATCACACGAACGACTACCTAGATGATGAATGGCGCGCAACGATTCAATCCTAGACCGATACATAGCACAGCGGATGCTTCTGTCATCGGTCGAGGATACGGCAACGCGGGACGTGCTCAAGATCCTGCGCAAGGGCCAGATGGAGGCGCTTGGGGAGTTGGCTTCCGCGTACTCCGATCTCCTTGCGAGTTCGACGGACCCGGTGGCATGGAGTGGACGAGGACTAGAGTTCCGAGTACGGATGCAGCGGGCGATTCAGGATGCGTTGGGCTCTTCGTTCCCGGAGGCCAGACGGAACCTCCGCGATACGCTGCGGATCGTGGGTCGGGAACAGGTGGATACTTACACGGAGGCTCTACGCTCGGCGTTCTCACCAGCGGAGATCCGTCAAATCGGAATGGGCACGATCCCGCAAAAGCAAATGGAGGCGATTGTTCGCAACCGTCTAGGAGTAGGGAAGGCGGGGGCGCTCGATGAGCTCAGGAACATCGAAAGCATGGCCACCGCTCGCAGCGTCCGGACAATTCAAGAGTCTATGCACGAAGGCGTCGGAATGCGGGAGATGGTCGGAAGAAGCCGGGAGTCACTCGGCTTCGAGGCACGCGGAGTCGGAGGAAGAGCAACGGGGCGGTACGTGCAAGGCGCGGTCCAAGGAGTCGCGAATGACACGGACCAGCAAATCTTTGTCCTCAATTCGGACATCGTTACCGGAGAGCAGTACCATGCCACGCTCGACAGCGACACTTGCATACGATGTGGTCCACTTGATGGACGCGTTAGCAGGGGCGGCAAGCCAGCCCTCCCACGGCCTCAACTCCACGACAACTGCCGGTGTTTCATTGCTCCCTTGGTGGGCGAAGGTCCCGCTCCGAAGCGTGTCAGGTGGAGGCAGTGGGTGCAGCGATCACAAAAGCGGATGCGAGCGGTCTTCGGTCCCACGCGCGCGGCTGGCATCCGCAACGGTACTGTGGACATCAACGACCTATCAACTCGTACACGCATTCTACGCCTCGATGAAGTCGGACTCCGAAGACGGGAAGCGTCAGACGAATGAGTGAGATGACACGAGCCGTTGCATTTGCGCATCGCGAGGCCACGAAGACTGCGATGGTCCGCGGGAAGCTGCACCATCGCAGGTTCCCCGATGCGTCAGCCTTTGCTCACAGCGAGGCGTATGCCACCACGACGGATACGGTTACGGGGTACACGTCGAGAGTCAAGGCATCACTCGGGAACCCAGAGGGCAGAACGCAGGTTCTTCGATACAGCGTTGCCGCCACGGCTTTGAGTTCAGATCCGACGCGCGCAGACACCCTCGAAATCGATGCAGGATTCCCTGGGGCTGGGAACTACAACATCACAAACGCCACGAACAATTACGGGGTGTGGCAGTTGGATCTTGAGGGTCCGACGCTCAGCTCGACTCTTGATGTCAACGCGGCCTTGGTGACATGGAGTTCCTTGGTTCTCAACGCAGGAAGCGGGACGTTCACGTTCGATGGTACGTCTTCAGAGACCTGCATTTACAACCTTCGATACCGCAATCCACCTACGCACGGGCAGTGGTTTTCTCTTGCCGGCGCGACGGGCGTTCTAAACAATTCCTACTCCGGCCAACCGGGTCCCGCTGGGCTTGCTGCTGGGACGTATGAGGTTGAAATCCAGGGCCGCGATGCCGTCGCTGCAAACGTGGGCCGGTGGGGAGACTTCCATCCCATGGGAACGGTGGTGGTGACGTAATGGCCAGCAGTATCGGACCCATGGTTACGGGATCAGTCGAGGCTAAGCAGATGACGGCGTTCCTTGAGGACGCCCAAAAACGTATCACGGATGGCAAGGAGCTTGAGTCGTTCTTTAAGAAATGGTGGACGAAGCTCATTCTTGACATCGTAAAGGACAACCCTCTGGACACTGGAAAGTCGAGGGGGGGGTGGTTGCCTCGCTCAGCGGTATCACGTTTGAAGGGTTTGGCCGGTGTTCGTGTTGGGGGCAAGCGCTCAGAGGTGTCGGCCGGGCGCAAGTTGGGGCGCTTCAAGATGCGAATACGGCGGACAAAGAAACCCTTCATGGAACAGTGGAACGGCGTGCCGTATGTGCCTCTACTTGAACTTGGCTCATCGCGCCAGGCCCCTGCTGGGATGATTCGAAAGAACATCAGGAAGCACGTCAAGAAACTTGTCCTCGGAAGCGTGAAGGCAACAGAGAAAACGCTGCAACTCTCCAATAGCTGGGCAAGGGCTAGGCATCGCCTCAAGCAGGGAGGCAAGTCTCGTGGCTAGCGTTCGACTCAGGGGCGAGGACCTAGAAGCCAGTGTGGAGCAGTTCCTCATGGACAACAATCCAGACGGTGACGTGAGGTTCATTCCCACAGCAAACGAAGCCCACCAGGCCGCGTTCCTCGCAAGCCTGGGACAGCCTGACGCCTGGATTGCGCTTCAGTTCATCGACTCCGGAACGTTGCAGCCTTCGCGCACGACGGAAGACAGGCGCCTCGTGGAGTTCCGTCTGTTGGCGTGGGACCGGCGCGCCGTGAACGATCGGCATGGAGCGGTGCGGATCTGCGACATGTTCCTCGACCTTCTGAAGGGCGCGTACATCCCGATCAAGGACCGCACGGACACGGGTACTACCACGGTCGGGGATATGACGATTGACGAGGCCATCACTGGGCCAAACCAGCGAGACTCTCGCGGGATCTCAATGTGCGTCGGCGACGTGACCGGGCGCGCTTACTCGTGCTAGGAAGGGGGGACGCCAAATGGCAGCGCCCTATTCTCTACAGAACGCAACGATCGACATCTACGACGATACCGTCACGACACGTCTGAACGCCACGCTTGTGGCTGAGGATGGGGATCTAAACCTGACGTGGCCGAACCCGACGCACCACCGCATGCACCGAGGTACTCCCGGCCGGCTCATCAAGGCGCCGCATGTCGACCCAACGGGCCGGTTTTCTATACAGGTTCTCTCGTTCACGGGCGCTGAAGATCCTATCCAGATCTTCGGCGGAACCGCGACGAGCTGGGCTTACACCATCAACGACCTGGTCACGGCGCCCTTCACAGGCAAGGCTGCTGATCTTCAGGACGCAGCAACGGACGTGAAGCTCTGGCAGGCTCGCGTTGCAATGGCGAGTCCGACGGGTGGGGCAACCCAAAACCTGTACCTCATCAACTGCGTGACCGACACCCTGGACTACAGCGAGGGCGGCGAGGGCAATACGCTCGTCGTCAACTTCTCAATGCCGGGTGCCACGCTCGAGGACTTCCTCAACAACATCGACTAGAGAGGGGGGATTCCTATGCTGGTTTCCCTTCGCAACGGGGCCACGCACATTCTCAAGGACGGGTCACTGCGTGCGCTCTGGTCTGAGAGCGGCGTTGAGTTCGTTGCTGGGTTCCTCGATACGACGGGCGATCCCGTGCTCCTGGGGATTGATTCCAGCGGGGACCTGATCCGAAAGACTTGCAACCACTTCTTGGGACCGTCAACCGCAGCCGGGTCAGTAGTCTTCAACAACACCCATCCAATGGTCAACCCAGTTGTGTTGCAGGATGGCAGCCAGACGCACATCTGGTATGGGTACGACGTTTTGGGTAGCACGGCCTACACTGTCTTTCATAGCGTCAGCACGGACGACGGAGCGACATGGGCTGCCCACGCTGAGGTAATCGCGCTCGGCTCTGGTGGAACGTGGAACGACGTAGCGGTTGTACCGTGGGGCGTCTACAAGGACACGACAGCCTCTAAGTACTACGTCCACTGCATTGGCAATGACGGGGCGATCTGGACGCTGGGCCGGTTCTCACTCGATACGATCGACGATCTCAACGACCCGCTCGACTACGACGAGCACGGCTCCAATCCCGTGTTTCCGAACAGCGGCGGGACGTCTCAGTACGGCTCTGTTCTCTACGCCGAGGGCAAGTACCACCTATGGCACGGGGGCGACGCTACACCCGGATCGGTGTTCTACAAGCAGAGCGACGACGGCCTGGTGTGGCGTGGCACCACGACCCATCCGATTGGTGCCACCGAGGGGGACATGATCCTCCGAATCGGCTCAGAGGGCGGGTTAGATGATACCCAGATACGCACAACCGGCGCGGCGTTCTGGGATGGGCACTATTACCTGTTCTACGCTGGGAATGATTCCGCCAACTGGTGGCCCATGGTTGCAGTCGGGGAAACCCCGCGAGCGTTGTACAAGGTGGGCGGACTGGCCAACCTCAACGACAACGCCCCGACTACCTACGACGCGGCGGAAGTGTACTACGCTACCGGGGATCTGCGTTTTACCATGGGAGACCCGTGGACACACGTCCTCGATCGAGGCAAGCCGGGTGCTCCGATTGAGAACGGGCACGCCCCCGCGTCCGGGTCCTTCTCGTTTCGTCACTTCGCTATCGGGACGGGTGGAGTTGCAGCCGCGGGAACATCTCCAGACGTGAACCTCTGGGAATATATGTTCCTGGCTGATCCGAAGATCAACGAGGGGAGGACGGTCAGTCCCGTTGCTTCGGAACCTGCAACGGTACACGTTCTCCAGAATCAGAAGGACGGAGCGGACGCGCTCGAAGGTTTCTATCTGTTCCTCAATTGCGTGTTCGATATCGAACTAGGGGAGCAGCAGGACGGGAATCTGGTGCGCGCCAACTTCACGAGCCACGGCGGGTCTCTTGCTGTTCATGGGAGGTACTAGTTGAAGATCCACGGCAAGAGGCTGGGAATGCCTACGGGTCGCTTCGTTCTCTACCGCAACCTTGAGGGGTTGCCGGAGTCGCTGAACGAGAAGCCTGAGGACGTGAAGATTGATGCTTTCGCGGTGACGGTTCAGGCGCTTCCGTTCGGGTGGTCCGACGAGTTCTTGGCCCTGTTCCCGCGGCCCGTCGCTCCACCCGGCAAGGGGCCGCGGCCAAGTCTACCCGGTGGTGGGTATGGAGATCCCGAGCCTGACTTAGAGGATGCGAAGTACGTCGCGGAGTGCGTAGTACACAACAACCTCCACC